GGACTCTATATTCAAGGTTCTGCTTGATTAAATCATGTTAATAAAAATGAATTAGATGATTATGCTAATTGAATTGCTTGATGACGTGCAAATTGACCAACAGAAGCAGGAGCCATTGGAATGTGGCAACAAGGCACAAAACGTCTAAGCGATGGTAAAGTATATTACGATGATATTCCTGGTTGTACAGATTTTAATTGGTGTATTATAGATTATCCTTCTCGTATTAAAGCTAATTGAACTAAGCAAAAACAAGAAGCTGAACCTACTCAAACAACTGTAAAAGAAACGAAAGAGGAAACTACAGTGACTACTGCTAATAATAAATTAACAAAATTTTGTAGTTGAATGTATACAGCATGTGCTGTATGATCTCTTGGATACGATCAATATCAACGTCAAAATATATATGATGGTGGAGAGTGTGACTGCTCAAGTCTTGTAATTTGAGCTTTAAAGAAAGCTGGATTTGATACTGGTACAGCTTCTTATACTGGAAATATGTCTGAGAATCTTACAAAGCGTGGATGAACTCGACTTCCCGCAGATCTCTCAACTGCACGTCCTGGTGATATTCTTCTAAATGATACTTATCATGTTGCCGCAGTTATATCTGGAAATGGATGAAATGCTAAAATTGCACAAGCATCTATCGATGAACGTGGACGAGCAACCGGTGGGCAAGCTGGAGATCAAACTGGTAACGAAACTAATATTAAAAATATCTATACATACAGCCGTGGTTGATCATGTATTCTTCGTTATCAAGGTGGCACTACAACTGGAGCATCTATTAAATTAAATGTAGATGGCATAGCTGGACCTGCAACCATTAAAGCTTGACAAGCAGCTTTAGGGACTGTCCAAGATGGAGTTATTAGTGGCCAACTACGAGGAGATTGGCAATATTTCCCAGGAGTGCAATCTGTAACTTGAGAGCGTACCGGTTCTCAATTGGTTAAAGCTATCCAAAAAAAAGTTGGAGCTACTGTAGATGGATATTGAGGGCCTGCAACTTCAAAAGCTATTCAAGAATTCTTAATCAAAAATGGTTTCAGTGTAGGCGCGGAAGGTGCTGACGGTTATTTTGGTACTAGCTCTGTAAAAGGATTACAAAATTCTCTCAATTCTACTAAAAATCCTTGAAAATAAATTAAAGGGGTATACTCTTAATTGAGTATACCCCTTATTTTTTTTACCAATATTTTCCATATACAAGAGCATATCCAGCATATCGTTCTTTAAAAGTATCAATATTAAGACCAATAGTACTAGTTAAATTATACATATAAACCATATTATTTTCTACTTTATAAATAACATAAGGCGTTGCATTAAGTCAATCATCTGATCCAAATCAAATAATAATTGGATAATTATTTCTTCCAACGGTTAATAAATAATCAATATTTTTATTAGAAATATTTTTTACTGATAAATCAATATCATTTTCATCTAAATATATTAAAGAATTTTGATATAACATATCTGGACTTATTTTTCCTTGATGAGCAGTTCCTTCTTGATCAACTTCTTCAAAAAAATCTCAATAATATTCATCTATGTCTACATCAATTCCAAATGTTTTCATAACCAAGAAAAAACACCCATTTGTATCAGGATCAATGAAATGCCCTTTCAATTCTCTATCTATATGCTGTATTGTTAAATCATTATTTTTAACTGTTGTTCAATCTGCTTCTTTATCAAAAACTGTAATTCCTGATATAGATTTATTAATTGAAACCGTAGAATTTATCTTTTTATCAAATAAATAAAATAACAATACTAAAATTAGTATTAAAATTAAAATTAGAAAATAATATAAATAACTAGAAAGCTGATTTAGTTTTTTCATCTTCTAAGATCCCCGCATACCCTAAACAAATCGCATCTGCTTCATCTTCTGTTACATCTTTATCAAAAAAATCTTTTACAAATTCTTGAGCCTTTTTCTTTTGTTCTGCGCGAGCACGACCAAATTTAATTCCATGTTTATCTTTAATAATGCTACGTCAATGCGATGGACTTAATTCAGCAATAGGAATACTACTACTAAAATAAATAATCATAGCTTGAATATAAGCTAACTTTTTATAAGTTTCAATATTAGATTGATATTGAATTCCTTCATAATAAATTTTTTCTGGATGATATTGTTCTATTAAATCATTTAAATAGATTACAAAAGAATACAATCTATCTTTCATAATTTTATTTGCAGGAATAGAAAAGTGCCCACTCGCAATTAAAGTTTTATTATCATAAATAGCTCACCCAGTCGTGCGACTGGCTTGATCTAATGCTAATGTTCGCCGCATTTTACTCTCCTGTTGAGCCTAAACCACCACGGTCTTCAGTTCCAAGAGACTCAACAACATTAAATTTAATAGTTGGTTGTTCCTCTTGGATACGAAATTGACAAATACGTGTTCCTGCGGGAATTGTCACAGTTTTAGTTGCATGTGCTGGAAACATTCAAATATCATTATCTCCGCAGTAACTAGAATCAATAACTCCAATACTATTGGTTTGAGTAATACCTCAATTCTTAAAAGTAGAAGACCTTGGAGCCATAATTGCTTCATATCCCTCTGGAAGCTTCATTGCAACTCCTAAGTTAATATATTTTTGTTCTCCTTGCCTGATTGTAGTCTCTTCGTATGTATATAAATCAATTCAAGAACCCACTTCAATCTTTTCAAGAGGATGCGCATTGGGTAAATATTTAATATCAATTGTAAGATCACTTGTATCTGTGTTTTTATAAAATCTTATAATTCTCATTTTTAAACCTCATTTCAAGGTGAAACATTTTCAATAGGAATATTATGCTGCATTTTAAAATCAATTGTGTCTAGAGGAATATCAGGAGCTTTAGCATCATTGAATACAAGAACACATTTACAAATCCACCATTCTTCAACAATTTCGCCACCAGATTTTTTAGTACGATAAGTTTGTGACCAAGAATTTAGAATATATGCATTGTCGCGAGCAAAATTCTCATAGTATTTATGAAGTTCATTTGCATCCTCTTCAGATTCAACCCGAATCTCTGCGGTATTTTTGATTAAATATTTAATCAATTTAATCCCCCATTTCAGTAGTATGTGCAGTTACAAAATCAAGATTATTAGCTTCAGTAACAAAACGATTAATATAATTAGTTGGTCCTATATAAGTAACATCTATTTCTTCTTGGACATTATTTGAATAATTTTTAATAAATTCAATAGACTCACGCGGCAAACGTAATTGTGAAATTTTACGCATATTTTCTTCGTTGGTTAATTCAAAAATTTCAGTAAAACTAACTGGATCTACAAGAATAAATAATTTATGCATAAATAAATTACTCCTTTATACTTCGATTACCATTCATCCTGCTTCAAATAACATAAACATAAATACTTCATTGGTTTTATCTTTAATTCAAACTTCAAAAGCATCTTCACCATGTTGATACTGTATTGCAAGAATTTGTCCTCTTTCTTCCAGTACTTCTCGCAATTCTTGGATAGCTTTTGTAAATTGATTATCTGTAATATGAAATAAAGTAAAATCTGAACGTTCTTTACACATTAGCATAAATCAGCGATTTTTATCTTTACCAAATCAATCACCAATTACATTTCAATTATGATTCATCATGTCTTCACTTTGCGGAGGAAGCTGTGACATAACTTGTTTGTTAAGTTCATATAGGTTACCAAGTGCTACTTCTGCCATATAAACACCTCTATTCTATATCTGCTTTTAAAAATTTAACCTGTCCATTACCCAATTTTACAATTTTCTTTTCAGGTATATTATAAGTTTGTATTGTACAATTATTTACATCTACTTTTTGAGTAGAAAAATATTCAAATAAAGACTTTAAAGAATCACACCCATAAAGATATTTTTCTTGACTATCTATATATAAATGTTCATGGGGTAAAGGATAACGAATTCTACCATCTTTATAGAATCATGGACCTCCACCATCTGGTTTTTCATATCTATAAACAAGCATATTTTCTTCTTTCCATATTAAATATTATATCAAAAAATTTTTTCTTTGTCAATAACTAAAAAAAATCAGGGTAGACATTTTTATTTTGTCTACCCTTTTTTTATTTTAACAAATTTTTTTAGCATACTGATTAGAACTTGCCAAGAACACTCCTAAAGTTTCATCATAATAAGAAGGCTGATTAGGAATAAATCTTCCAAATTTAATTATAATATTTTTAAATAATCTTTTTAATACTTGAATTTCATAATCAAGTTCTTCTTCGGTATATCCAGTATAAATAACAATATCATCTTTTGTATATTCTCTAAATACTTTTATTAGTTGATAAAGATCATGCTTTGAATCAAAAGGCTCTAATCCTTGAAAAACAATAGCATTAGTTATATTATTTTCCATATAAGTTTTTACAATTCTAATTATGGAAATATCTTCATTAGGACTATTTACTAAATCAGAATTCTGACATACTTTTTGTCCGCATTCCTTATCACATTTAAAATCACAATAAGGAAATTCAATTACCATAGAAGGTTTTTTATAATTAACAAAATCCTCAAAAATAATTCCTTTAATTTTCATTTAAATTATCCCATTGACGAAGATTAAATTCTGCTTTACGTTGTTTAGAATAACTACGTGTTGGTGTGTAGAATCCAACTACACGAGTATATTCAGTTTCGACTGGTTCGCCGCACACTGGACAAACTTTACCATAGAAACTATGATAATTCTTGCATTGAGCTACTTTACCATTAAAGGCAAAATATGTTACGCCTTGCTGAGCAACCCAATTAAGCATATGCCAAGCTTGATCAAAGTTAGTAAAAGGAGCATCTACATTAATATGTTCAATAGATCCACCATTGCAATAACTATCAAATGCGGCACAAATTTTTGTTCTCTCTTGGATTGTAGCTTTAATTCCAAGAGGAATCCATTGATTACCATAGAGAGGAAGATCTTTTACAACCTGCTCAGGATATAGATATTCATCTGCCTTTTGAAGTTTAACTGCGGCCTGCTCTGCGGGAACTTGTTCGATATTGATTTTATAATCTTTATCTAGTGCAAAGTTATCAATACAATTTTGAATTACTTTGAAAATACGCTGACCAAGATCATATGCTTTGTCTGTATAACTATAATTTCCAAAGTCATCTACTTCTGTATAACCAAAAGTCTTCATAGTTTCAAAAATACCATTAACACCAACAGTAGAGTACATAGCATCAAGATTCATTAGTCCGCAAGATATATTAGGTAGTAAGCCTTTCTCAACATTGCGGGTAATGATATGACGTTGAACATCAAGAATCTTTAGATTAAGTTTAGTTAAATCACGGAGCTTAACTAAGAAATCTTGTTCACTCTCACTTTGATATGCAAGACGAGCGATATTAAGAGTAGATACTTTCGCAGACCCTACTTCAAGTGCAGTACCACCAATTGAATTGAAATAAAGATCTGTAATATCACTCTTTAGACGGCAACAATTAGAAAGGCTGTTGACAGTAGAATCAGTAAAGAAATTAAATATATTCCATTTGCGGGAAGCTTCACAAGCCCACTTTGCAAAATCTTCATCTACAAATTTACCATCCTGATAAAGTAGAGAAGCAGTAAGAACAGGGAAAGTAAAAATATTTTCTTCACGAATTTCGTTGACTACATTAATAAAATCTTTCTGGAACTCAATAATTTCCTCTTCTTCATCAATCATAAAACTACCATCAGGGAATTCTCCACCACCAAAAATAGCTTCAAAGTAAGGATGATCAAATACACTTACATTAGTAAATGCCGCTTGATCAGAACGTACCCAGGGTTGATTTAGACGGTGAATTAAAGCCTGAATCTGTTGCCTCTTATAAGTCTCAGGGTCTTTAGTATAATATCCCTGAGCTACATCACGACTCCAATAATAGTAAAGATATGGAATTAGATTAGGTAGACCGCAAGCTCCAGATTGTCTGCGGCTAAGGAAAGCAATCGCTTCCATTAAAATTTGAATAAAACTGTCAAGATGTTTTGCAGGCTTAGCATTATATCCCTGAATAAAGAATAGTCCTTTTTCTGCTATTGGTTTAATATCATAAGCAAAACAATAAGGAACTAGAGTTGCTGTGTTAAAATCATGCATATAAAGGCTATATGACCACATAGCCTCCATAGCTTCATTTGCTACTTTATAACCATATTTTTTATTAATTTCATAATAAAGTTTATTAAACACTAATAGTTTCTGATCTGGTTTTGACATTTCAGAAAGTAAAGTTACAATATCTTTCTGTGCGATATTAGCATTTGCATCAATAGAAGTATTAGCTACATTATCTGAATCAATAAAACCTTCAATAAAATCGGTAAAACTAAGAGTAGCTTCATCAAATCCTTGGAGTTCTAGAAATTCTTCTCCATATTTCTCAACCATTTTATTAAATTGAGTCTGAAAATTTTTATTTAATTTAACATTTAATTTCATGTACTACTCCTTAAAACTTGCAACTATCGCAGTCAGCATCTATTTTTGCTTGTTCGTTTAGCCAATTAATCGCAGTCACAAAATCCATATAGTCATCACCAAGTTTAAGAACAGGAGCAGACATAAAACCATTATCTATAACCTCTTGAATATCAGAACTTTTTTCATAAGCAATCTTATTTTGATTTAATTTATGCTCTAATACTCGACATTTAGGGCATTCAGTAGAAAATAATGTTAACATAAATCTCCTATCATTCTATATAAAATAATTTTTTCCTTACCTATAAAATATCTTTTTCATTAACTATATTATTTATTTTTGCCCAAACATCTAAGACCAATAACTATCGAGATATTCTTCTTCGTCTTTTTTCTTTCGTTTTTTATCTTCAGCTGTTCGTTTTAAAGTATCTACAAACTTATCCCAATTTATTTTTTGAAAATCTTTAGCTAAAGCAGTTTTTCAATCTGAATATCCGATAGTTACTGCTCCTGTCTCTTCGTCTAATTCTAAATAATCTCCTTCATAAAGATAATGTATTTTAGTATCTGAAAAACTATACCTAAATGTCATAAAAAATGTAATAGCAGCATTTTCACGAATTTCTTCAATCAATCCCTGATGGGCTAATTCTTCTACTCACCAGGGAATACTTGAATCCCCAATATAATATCTAGTTTTCATCATCACCACTTTCTCCCCATCTCCATGCTGTCATATCTATTGTACCATTATTTTTTACTTCTGTCAAGATACGATAACATTGATGTGATTTCGTATGACGATATGACTTTGTGAAGAACATTCCTGATCTCTTGAATCCATTAAACATCAATAAAGTTCCACGAGTAAACCAACCTTTTTCCATTACTTTCTTTGTTCCGTCTGGTTGGACTTGACTCATTTGTCGATTCAATCTTGCATAATAATCTCGACTCATTTTAACTGTAACTACACCGCTTTCAGGTGTAAGAATACTTACACAAGATTTATTATCTTCTTTCGCAACTACTGCCCCAACAATTCGACAAGTTTTAAATAATGGAATATCAACACCATTGCGTTTAAAAGTTCTATCAACTAGCGGATTATCTGGTAAACTATTATAAGCTTTTACATTATATGCCAACTTATCAAGTTTCTTCATTGGATGATCGTGATAATAAAAACCAAGACTATCCATTTCCCAAGTTGACAATGTACCTGCCGCATATTTATTCCAGACTTCATCAAACAAAGTTTGATTTAGTTTCTGTAACATTTCATCTTGATGTTCCCGCAAATAATCTCGAGCTTTATCCATACCTTTTGTATAAAGTTTTTGCCAAACTTTTTGATCAATTGCAATATTACCGTCATAAATAGTAGTTAAATCTACATCAAAAAATTCTTCATAAAACTCATAAAAATTATCTGGAAGTGTATAAACATTATCTATTTTACAGAATTTCCGCAAAGCCTTATTAAATACAAATAATCTTTTTTCAAAGCTAAGACTATCTGGAATTAAATTTCTTTCCATTAAACCATTAAAATTTTGAAGAGTTAATCTCTTTTTTGGTTCACAAATTGACCAAATATATTCCCGCATAATATCTTCTCTATTACCAAACTTATCAAAAGCTCCGCTCTTAATAAGTGAAATCAAAACTGGTTTCTTAACTTTTACTCTCTCTTGGAAATCATTAAAACTTTCATATGGACGATTTTCAATAATATCTTGAATAATCTCTCCACCTACTCCGTTCAAACCTTTCATTCCAAAAAGAATACTACCAGTTTCAACATCTGGTTCAAACATATATCCTGACTTATTAATATCAATTAATGACATTGGAATACCACGATGAATAATATTACCTACTGCTTTTGCAATCTTACCATAATTACTACTCGCATCTTCATCAAGTCCTGCATCAACTCTGAGACATGCCGTATTCCAATAGACAGGATCAAAATAAGTTGCAAGATAAATTGTTTGTAGCCCCACAAAACTATATGCTAAACTATGAATAAGTGAGAAAGAATATCCCATCTGCGGTTTAATTGCAGTTTCCCAAACATATTCGCCAAGTCTTTGATTAACTGCTTTACTCAAAACTAACTCATGTAATTCTTCAATTCGATTCATTTGTTTCTTTGCACAAATCTTGCGGGCATCATTTGCTTCTTTAAGACTAAATCCACAAATATCTGGATCCATTAAAATCATCATCATATCTTCTTGCTGTGCAGGAGTTGCATAAGTTTCAAGATAATATTTCTCTAATGTCTTTTGATCTACTTCCCGCAAATGCCATCTTGACATTTCATCATACCAACGAGACATATTATCTTTCATTCTTTTATATCTCTCAGTTGGTGTCTCTCCACCCTTTTCTGCGGCCATTAATCTCATTACAGAATTACAGTTTGCCATTTCACGTGGTGACCTTGGCCGCAACAATTTTACAGTTTGACTTCCAACTTGACTATCAAACTGGAAAAGTTTCAATACTTTACCCTCAGCAAGAACATCCCACATCTTATCATCATCTATTGGAAGAACATCTGGATGAAGATATTTGTCATACAATTGCCGCAAATTTAAATCTTGATCAACCTCATTATATTCACTCAACATATTAAGACATTGAACGATTACATCCTGAATTTCTGTTACAAGAAAATCGAATTTAACATCTCCGCAATATTCTGCATCATGAAGTGAAAATTGAGTTACAATTGCTCCACTTGTTGCTTTCATAAAACATGCACTATCAAATGGATCATTCATATAAAAATTTACACCACTTGCATGAATACCACGATGATTAATTAATCCTTCAATCTTCTCAATAATTTCAAGAAGTCCTGGATATTTTCTAACTTCCGCTAAGAAATTCTTTACTGGCTTACGATCTTTCTCTTCATTACCATAAACCAAATCATGAACCGGCCAAACAAATCCGCGTTCACTTGGTGCAAGACTTGTCATATACTGAGCTACATCATTATCAATTCCATCTGGAAAATCTTTTGAACGATAACCACGACAAGCTGTTGAAATTGCTGAACGTGTTGTCTCTGTACCGTATGTACAAACTTGAACACATCCAAGTTGACCAACTTCTTCACGAATTGATTTAAAAATTTCTTCTCTCTTGGATGGACAAATATCAATATCAATATCGCCCAACTCAATACGCTCTTTATTACTATATCTCCAATAGGGAAGATTATACCTAATTGGATCAAGCTGAGTAATTCCTAGAAGATAATGATTCAATCCAGAACATGCGGAACCTCGTCCCGCGCCTACAGTTGAACCAATCTCCCAAAATGAATCAATATAATGCTGAAGAAAAATTGGATATGCAAACATACAAGTTCCAAGTTTTTCTCCAATTACTTTTTGAATATCTGCTTCTTCTTCAAGTCGCGCAAGATAAATATCATTGAACAAATTAAGCTCTTTAAGTTTATCACAACAATAATTAACCCAATATCTTTCTTGCGGATTATCGCTTGAATATAAATAATCCAAAGTCTTATAACCCATCTTTGACATTACTTTAGAATAATCTCTTACTGGAACTTGCGGAACTTGCTGTTTATGTGCAAATCCAAAATCTTGAATCTTACTCTTTACTTCCAAAGTATTTGCTTCAAGTTCCGCATAATCAAGACCAGTTCCTTCAAGATTCTGAATTACTTCTTCTGTTGTTTGAAGATATGCATATGCATAAAATTCATCTACTTCTCGATCACCTTGTTTTGAGTTAAGAAACGCTTTATGAACTTCTCGATCACTCTTTTTCAAATAATGAGCATCAGTTGTTACTACAATCTTAACTCCAAAATAATCACTCAAAGCTTTCATTCGACGATTAACAATCATCTGCTCTTTACTTTGAGCTGGCTGAATCTCAAAATAATAATCGTCTCCAAATACAGACTTGCACCAATTTACAAAATCTACAATCCTATAATAATATTCAGCCTTGCCTTCAAGATTACCAACTCTCTCAGCTTTATCCATTTCAAGAATACAATGATCAAGTTCTGAACCAAGACATGCAGATGATGCAATTAAATGGCCTTTACCAAATTCATCTACACATGCCATTACTTCTGCTTTGAGAGTTGGCACTCTCTCCATACCTCTATCAAAATAACTATTCATCCAAGAATTTGATGACAGTTTCCGCAACATTTTTGCACCAATTGCATCTTTTGCAATTAGAATAAAGTGCCAATATCGCTGTCCACTTCCACGTTCATCAACAAGATAGATCTCATTACCATACCCAATTTTAAAATTTGGATTCTTCTCTTGAACTTTCTGTCTAATCTGATCAAGCTTAACCCAATTACCTAACGCTTCATGATCAGTCAAACAAATACCTTCAAGACCAATTTCTACGGCATAATTAACAAGAGAATCAACTGTATTAATACAATCGATAAGACGGATATTTGACATATCACTGTGTGAATGTAACTCCATGCGCGCCATATAACCTCTTTCTCCTTAATTTTCTATATTAATTATACCATATAAAAATAGAGTTGTCAAGTTAATGACAACTCTTAAATATTATTTAATAATATTATTATTTATATAATCAATCCATCGTTCTACTGCGATACGAGCATATGTTGTTCCATTACTAATATCTAACACATGAATATTGCTAATTTTAATTAGCAAGTCTAAAAATTCATCTTCACTAAGTTCATAAAAATAAGCATACAAAAAAGGAAAAACAAATTGTCCTTTATTTTTAATCATAGGAATCTCTCTATCAGTATTATAAATAATATCTAATAACCTTAGAATACTTTGAGATTTAATTGATAAAGTATAATTTCACTGATCCAATTCTTCATTTGAAAGTGTTGCAGAATTTAAAATATAAGAAGTACCATTTTCTTTTAATAGATCAGGTGGTTGAAGAGAAATTGCTACAAGATCTTTATGCTTATCACAAGCTAACATAATACCAAGTAAGCTAACAAGATGTTCTTCTGCCATATCCTTATTAATTTGTTTTTGTGTATAAAGTTTTTGAATTCCTGGATGATTTAATAGATTTTTACTAAAACTCACTCTTAATAAGATATTGTTAGCAATATTTTTTTGAAAAGGAGTTAATTTACTTCCATTATTTAATTTTTTAAATAATTTAGTAATTCCTTTGGGCGTCATATTTTTATATATAGCAAAAGTTACTTCTATGCTTAAAATAAAATCTCGTAAATCTTCAGGTAATTCTGAAAAATAAATACCAGTCTTATCACCAAAATAAGATAAGAAAGAAATATCTGCTTTAGATTTTTTCCATAATATTTTATTATTAATAAAACGTAAAATAGTTGTTAATCGTTGTTTTCCATCTATTACATTAAAACCTGAATTATTTTCTTCAATACAATGAACCTCTGGTATACGCTCACCACAAACAAGAGTATCAATCATTTCTTGCTCTTGATCTTCAGTCCAAACATATCCTCTTTGACAATCTAAATCAAAATTTAATTTTTTTCTTTCAAAAAAAGATTGAATTTGATTTAAATCATAATTTCTAGCAGTCGAATCATAACTTTTTATATAATTCATTTTTCTCCTTTTTTATTTTATTATACCATATTATTTTGTTCTTGTCAATATTTATAACTATCAATCTGGTTTTGTATTATAAAAAATAATATTATGAGACTCTTCATATTCTTTTATTTTTAATTTCAATATATCCATTTTATCTTGTGTAGATTTTAATTGTCGATTTAAATTATTAATTTCTCATTCTAATTCAAATTTTGTTCTTTTATATATATCTAGCATAGTTAAATTTTGACAATGTTGCATCGCATCAGATAATTCTTCAGAAGATTTACATTGTCGTGTATCAAAACCATAAGAAGACATTAAAATACTCATTTCTCATTGATATAAAAATCTTCAACAATAAGTTGTGCAGTCACATTTCCATTCCACTCATTTCTCGAGCAACGACACACCGCAGTAAGATACATGTTAGGTTTAGTGAATTGTTCAAATTCTTCTTGTGAAGATTTAAACTTCATAATATCTACACCATTTGATAAATGTATCTTCAGCGTAGGGTGCTTATCTGGTGAAAGAAGTTGGACAGAAGTTAAAGGAATATCTTTAATTGCAATATATGGTTCAGGCAATCCTTGTCCCCAAGTAGATTTATTCTGCGCAATCATTAGAATTTTTTGAGGATCAATATCTTTATTAAACCACTCAAAATCAACCCAGTATACAGGCTCCTGTGCGACCTCACTATAGACTGCATTTGTCTTTTGAATAAAATCATCTAGTTTAGACTCAGGAATTGAGATACCAAATGCACTACTATGACCTTGTGCATACTCTACATCACCAGTATTTTCACAGAGCTGTCGCATATCCTCTATTTCTGACATAGAATAATTTCTAGCGGATCCTCTATAAAAATACTCTTTATCATCTTTCCCCTTTGATCTTGTGAGGACAAGACATGGGTGCTGATATTTCGCTTGAATCTTATTGGCGACCAAACCTGCGAGATTTTTTTCCACTTCTCCGGGTTCGCAGCGACAGACAATAATACCATTTTCTGTCAATCGTTCAGATTGAATTCGCTGTTCGAGCAAATCCATTGCAGCATCTTGGAGCTTTGTTTGTCGAGCTTTGACGTTAGCTGCGATTCTAACTGCTTCTTCAACTCTTGGTACGAGTTCTCCTTTATGACCACGTTTACCACTCTCAATCTTATCAAAAGCATAGAATTTTAACATTGATTTAAAAATTAAATCTTTTTCTTCCATAGTGCCAGAACGTACAATAGCATTAATAAATGGAGTTACATAAAAAGCCATTGACATATAATTAATTCCGCCCATTTTATCAATACTAAATTTATTTTTCTCACACATATAATAGAAGAATGGATTTTTAATATTCTGTAAGCCCATATCAATAATAGCTTTAGTTTCTATACTACGATAGTCCATCATATCAGATAAGTTTCCAAGAGCTGCTAAATCTAAATATTCATTAGCATAATTATAATCAAATGTCATATCATATGCTTTACAAATTTGCCAAGTTACACCTGCACCAGAAAAATCTTTGTTAGGATAATCACAAATTTGATTATTAATAATGATACAATTATTATCATGAATCCAATTATCAGATTCATGGTGATCCATACAGAGAATGTACTTACCATATCGAACAAGATCTTCCATTTGCTGAATATCATTAGTACCTGCATCAGGAATGACTACGAAGTTTGCGTCAGGATATTCAAGAATTTTATCAATAGTATCTTCAAGACCGTGTTGTTTTCCATCATGTAAAATATAATTTAATTTAGGAATTATCTGTTCTTTTGTACGGCCTTCGTGTATATATAGATCATACATATAATTTAAAAAGATTGCAGCGCTTGTAAAACCGTCTGCATCTGCATCTACAATTACAACTAAAGGAAGATTATAAACTGCGGCGGCTCGCATCCTACGAATGGCTTCACCAACATTTTCTTCGCCAAAGGCAAAAGGAGAATTTATATCTGTTCAAAAAGAAGCATTAATCCATTTATCTTGATCTTCTTTTGTTTTAATTCCACGATTATATAATACTTGCCGCATTGTTCCCAATGTCGGTTCATTAAATAATTTATAAATCAATATTATCCTCCTTTGCTTTAAATCACCTACAAAAATATCCTTGCCATCTCCAAAATATAAAATCTCAATTTATTAAAGGTTTATCTTTAAGAATACATTTATCGTAACCGCAACAATTTCCTGAAGGCGGAAGAATATGTTTTCAAAATTTACAATATCTGCATCTAGGATGCTTTTGTCTATATTTTAAGATATAATTCTGTGTCTCCATAGATAGAGGAAAGCCTCCTTCCCGCAGTCCAACGGACTATTTTTATATCCAAGTAAATTATATTGATCAAACAATACACTTACTGAAACTTCTGCGCTTAATTTTGCATATAATCTATCAATCTTTTTAATATTTTCATCGTATTCTTTACCATACATTTCTTGAAAATCTTTATCAAATCCTAAGACAATTTCTTTGACTCCTGCATCCAAGAGAAGTTGAAATTGATAACGAGAAATACTACTGCCGCAAACTGCGACACAAATATTATTCTTTGTTCCAAAGTAAGATTGATATTGCATTACAGATTTTTCTGATTCTACTACAATTGCAAGTTGCATAGATTTAATATTTTCTTTAGCTCTATCAAATCCATACAAATTAAAAGCCAAAGGATGATTACATAATTGGCCTTGAAATCTTGCGGGCCTGTACTTACCATAGATTTCATTCTCTTGGACTAAAGTTCTTTGTCTAATTCCGACCAATCTATGGTCCGCGTCATAGTGCGGGATTAGTACCGCACCATTTACTGGATCATATTTAATTCCCATATATTTCATAATTTCTGGAGAAATACCTTCTGCTTCCCAGTTTAAAATTCTAGGTTGCGGATAATGCTCAATATAATTAGGACATTCAGGTAAAATAACTTTTTCTTGAGATCGAGGTTCAATCTCTAATAATCTTTTATTAGCAGTTAATATCTTTAAATCTTCAATATCAAAATCTAAATCATCTGATAGTTGACTTTGTAGATTAAAAAAATTAACTACAAAATAAATTGCTTGATTTAAATCGTCTATTTGTTGAACCTTTTGGACTAATTCAAATACATCAAAAGTCCCGCAACTACCTGTAAAACATTTAAATAACTGAGTATTTTCATAGTAATATAACTTATGACTATCGCCGCCATGACAAATAGTTCTTGCAATAATATAATCGTTAAACATTTGAGGTTCGGCATCAAAGTAATCTAATAAATTATATATATCATCTAATTCTATTTTCTCTTTTACATCATCTTTATTATAACTCATGCCGACCCTCCTTTACGTTCTCATTGAAATATTCAATTCACCTATTGGAACTAATTCATAATTATATGTTGTACAAAATACTCCATCAAAACGACATGTTCCTTTATTTGCATACATCCAAATATAACATCTATTATACATTCCTCTACGATTTTTGTAAATAGAAAGTTTCACATTCGGCATTCGCATACCATCATTAACGACATTTGCTAATTTTTCTCTATCTTCATCTGTTGTATCAAGAAGAATCATTCCCATATCAATTTTATCTGCAATTGATTTTGCTCCTCGCAATAAATTTTGATCAGGTATATCTGACGTTTTCCAATCTTGATTTAACTGAGTTGAAGATAAAATAAAAACATTATATTGAGTTGCAATCTCTTTTAATTTAACACTCAAAAGAAATAATACATTATCTTCTCGTAATCTTACTCCGCCAGAACGACGAGTAATTTCTTCAAGAATTTTCATTGAAGTGTGAATATAATCTAAGAATACATATTGAACTTCATACATACGGATACTACGTTTAATTGAATTTTCAATATCTTTCAAATTAAAATCTGGAATAACTTCAACATATAATGGACTTTGCTTAATAATTTCAATTGCTTCTTGAGCTCGCTGTTGTTCCTCAAAACTCATTATATTATTAAGAATATATTCTTCATCAATATCAGCTAAAAATGAAACCATCATTGTTTGAATTTCTTCAAGTTCCAACTCTGTACTAATAAAAAATGCAGGAAAAGCTAATCCATTATCTTGCCATTCTCCATTTTTCCAAATTTTACTACATCCGCAATTACAAAAATCTGCAATCATTGAACGAGTTTTACCTACACCAGTCGCCGCGGATCTAAGATAAAATTTTCCTAAACGCATACCTCTTGTTACTGTATTAACTAAATCTCCGTACATCGGCTGACCTACATCTGGAGTTTCAGCTAATGATGCAAATAATTCATCAATACCTGCGGACGCTGAAATACTATCATCTGTTGAGTTATCTACATATTCTGCCCGCACATGTGCGATCTTATTATCTATTTGATCTGCAATTTCATCAAGACTAAGGCTATTAAGATATGCTATCTTTGTTTCTCTCTTGGATTGATCTAATTCATCTGGATCATAAATCCAAGAGACATCAATACCTATCTTATTATACTCTCTTAACAAAGTAAATTTCTTTGTTTGAGCATAATAATAATCAAAATTACTTCTATCTGCTTGTTCTGCGGCAGTTAATAAAAATCTTGCTCCATCATTTGCTTTATAAGTTGCATAAGCATGCGGCCGAGATTGTAAATAATTCTCAATAGATTGAACTGTAACTTGCCGCACACCCATTGTATGCATATTAGATAAAGATGCAAAAATAATTTGATGAAATTCTTTTACAAAATCCGCAGTTGTTAAAAAATATTTACCTTCATCATCTAGAATTGTAATATCATCGATAAGACAACCCAATAATTGAACTAGAGAAGGTGTATCCGCATAACGTGAACTATCCAAATGATACCTCCTAATCTAATTCATAAAATTTAACATGACGAGGTTTTGTAATTGGTGTTGCTTTACCAATTACGTTCTTAGTTTCTGTAATAAAATCTTTAATATTTTTCCCTTTATTTAACTCAGCATTTGCACTTTGTTGTTGAGCATACTTTAAATATTCTGCATATACATATGGTACAATTCCAATACCACCATTTGCCTGAGATGTATCAGAATGTTTTACTTCATACCAATATATCAATGTTTTATAAATTGAATCAATTGTCATTCCTTCTTTAGAAACAAAATTCTTAATTTGAGACTCAACTTTTGTTTTTGAATATCCCATACCCAAAACATGTTGCATTAATTGATGAATTTGTTCCACTGAATCTACACAACTTTTGTGTGCATATCTGCGGCCGATCTGAACAAATTCTGTATCTTCTCTTTGAAAGGACTGGCCGCAATATGGACATTTTACAGGTGCAAGTTTTGCCATTAAACTCCTTTCATCGATATTTTTATCAATTAATTATAACATATATTTCTGTTTTTGTCAAATAAAAAAGCCGCCCTCAGAAAGAGAACGGCTGGAATTATCTGGCGGGGCAACGGAGTTCCGACCTCCATACTCCTTTCAGAGTACGATTCGCTTAGCAGGCGATCCTAGTTCCCTACTAGTTGTCTGCCCCTCTAAAAATTAAAAGTTATTTGAATAAAAGTTCCATTAATATCTTGATAATTAGCAACTACATATAATCCCTTTTGATCTTCTGTAGATTGAGATGTATCGTAATTAAGATACCAATGATCGAATTCTAAATTATGATCTATAAGAAAATCATTAATTTCATCTATAGTTTTACAATTCTTGATCTGAGCAAGTTCATTGCCAATATTCATTCTATAGCCCATTACCTACAGCTTCCGTGAGTTCATCTACAATAAGGACAAGCTGTTCAACTTGATCACGGGACATTTCAGACACCTTTTTGCCTTTACCGAGATACTTATCAGTAATAGCTACAATGCGAGGTGCCCATGTCGTACCAAATGCACCACCAGTTGCATTCTGAATCTTAGAAACTAGCTCATTAAATTGATTCATAAGTGCGTCAAAATCAAGTTCTGGTTCACTAATATGTGCTTGAGTAGGTGCATCAGTTACATATTTTCCGCCAAAATCTTTTGCTTGCTTATCGATTGCATCGCCAATTGCATTAACGAGGTTATCATAACTAAACTCGATGCTATCAGGGGTGTATTTGAATCGAGAGCCAGCCACAAAACGAGGGGTACCGCGCATAAATAGAGTGGTATGGACAGTTCCATCTTCCTCTTGGAATGGGTGCGCATACCCAATAATATCACTCATGCGGTCAACCACAAGACGAGGTTGATTTGCCAAAGTAGGTACAATTTGCTGATACTCCTCTCCATTTTCATCTTTAAAAGTCTTATCTTGTGCGTGAGAAATCATCACAAGACCATATCCCATCTTAGGAATTTCTCGGAGAGCTTCATCAAATTCTTTTTTAGCTAGAGCATAACCCTTACCATAGGCAAGGTCACCTACGGTTGACACACCATTTTGATTACAAATATATTTCTCACAAAGATCGTATGCAATATCTACAGTATCAACAATAATATTCTTAAATTGCTGATGTGCTTGATCAGAATTAAGCTGGCGTAGAATTTGTTTAAACTCAGACCACTTACTAACTGGTTGAGCTATTACACCAGGAATTGCAAGATAACCTATCTCAAAAGCACAAAGAAGTGCTTGTGGAAACTGTGCTGCTGTAGTAGTCTTGCCAGTCTTAGGTTGACCATATAGAAGCACAGTATATCCACAGAGGTCGCGACTGACCTCATGTGGTTTAATTGAAAAAATGTCAATCGCCATTTAGAACCTCCTAGAATTTAAAATTAGTTGCAGAAGTAGGTGAAGAAGAGCTAGGTGCAAAAGGTAGATCATCATTAGTGCTCTTAGTTGCAGACGCGGGGAAACCGCTCTGGCCTGCTGAAGAACTATTGCGAGCTTCCGCACGAGTCTTAGCTTCAGCCTTCTGCTGTTCACGATTCTGTAGACCCTGTTTAAACTCTGCTACAGTAATTGTAGACTCATCGTCCCAAGGATAGGGCTCAGGAGAACAACCCTCCATTTGCCACATACGAAGAGTACGAGTTGTATACTCAACCTGCGGAGCTCCCCAAGCAGTCTCTACCTGACGTTCAATCTTTTGAGTTGAAGATACAATCTTACCCCAAACATAAACTAGATAAGGCGTATTAACAGAAATATCAAGACTGTCAAAATACTTAATACCGCCTTCATCAGTTAGAGAATAAGTTACAGGAATAAGATCACCGCGGAAGTTGAATACATAACCATTAATATTCATGTAATCGTTACCATTTTCAACTTCAATTAGGTTTGTCCCAGTAATGAGCATATCAGTCTCAAAATTATTGCGCTTCTCACGGAAACCATCGTTGGCATAATGAGTAAATCCACCACGAATTTGCTTAGACTCAACCATATTACCATCGCGACCCATGAAATCATTTACTTCAACGTCACCTTGAATACGAAGCTTAGTTGCCTTATCCTTACCATCTTTCTCCCAAGTGGTACCACCATCAATAAGAGCCTTTAGAATTGTATAAGTCTCATTCTCCTTACCACTCTTCCAGAAAGGTACGACATAAGTATAACGAACACTTACAATATTAATTCCATCCTCGTCAGTTGCAATGTTTACGGTACCATTAATATACTCCTGACCAGGATTCTTACTATTTGGACCTGCTACATTTGCAAAGAGACTAAAATTATAAACATAACCCTCTACATATACAACATTTTTCCAATTATTACGCATATAAATTCCTCTTTCAATTGTCTCTTTTTCTTACATATATATTATATAATATATTTTATTGTTCGTCAACTGCATTTTCTTGAGCTAGGTTAGGAAATTCTCCAGTAATCCATTCTTGCATTGGAAGCGTATGAACCCAATTAACAAAGTCTTCACGCCAGCCTGAGAGACGATGACTCTTACGTTGATTATACATGGTACGAAGAACTTGATAATTAAGACTTACCATACGAGTCTGGAGAAAACCTTCAGGAAGCATAGCTTTAATCTTCTCAAAATATTGTTCTTTAATATCTCCTGGTTCAAGAGTTTTATATAATGCAATTAATTCATTAATAACATTTATATAATTATGCATAGCTTCATTTGCCATTTCATCTTCACCAAAAGTAAAATAAAAATCTTCTGGCTTAACACCATCACGCATTAGAGTGTGCATAGTAGATTGACTATTAGCAGTAGTACCAATCTTATAAGTATCCCATTCACTCCACCAGAAACGTGGTGCAGTAATATTTACCCACACACCAATCTGACGAAGAAACTTAGCATGTTCTGGACTACCAGCTTCACATAGACGTTTAGCTAAATTATAATCATTCATACCAATATGAAGATTACCCTCTTCATCATATCCAGTATCAGCTTTGTCATATGATTTAAGAGGATGACGCATACCTGCAATAGCAGGAGCAAACCCCGCGATTTCTACTGTTTGAAAATTAATCATTGTTCCCCTTTGTTTGATTATATCCAATAGCATTTGAATTGTATAATTCAATAAAATATTTTTCTTTTTCGTTTAATTGACTAGCATCACATTCCAAGAGA